CTCGACGGTGTGAAAGTCAGGGTGTTTGTGGGTCGTCATAGTTGTGGCTCCTTACAGTGGGTAGTCGTCGGCGAACATGGACACGTCCACCTTGGCAGGGTCAGGGATTTTGATCGGCTTGGCTTCTGCGAACAACTCAGGGTTCTTCATGGATGGCGGGATGACTGCCAGCTTGCGCGGCGTGGTTGGTGCCTCTGGTTGTGGTTCGGGTTGCTGTGCCCCCTCGGCTGATGCCTCAGGAGTTTTAACCTTAAAACTTCCTTGTGTGGGTTGGGCTGGCGGCATGGGTCGAGCACGTCGTGGTGCATCCCCGTTGAGGTGGCGTTGCTGGGCGGCAATCTGGCCCACACGCACGACCGACAGACTAAACTCGGCGGCGACCTGCACATGAGTGAGTCCAGCTTTGAGCCGTTCGTAGACCTTGGCGTCGCGCTCCGTGTTGATCTTGGGTCGGCCCACGTTGGTGGCGGTCATGTTCATGGTGGCCGCGTGGTCAGCCATTCGCTGTATGGAGGTGCGCAGGACTTTGGCAGGAGTGGTGTCGAGTTGGGTGGCGAGTGCTTGCAGGGTGTTGTATGCGGCAGGGCCCATGCTGTTAATGAGTTTCAAGCCCGCACGGGTGGCATCCTCCAGAGTGCCTTCAAAAGTCTCGGTGAGTTTTTGGGCCACGGCAGTGGGGATTTCGATGGTGATGGAGCGCATGGCGTCGGTCATAGTAGTCCTTGGGGGGTTGTTGAGGGGCGTAGTATAACATGATGATGATGGTGATGAGCGTTACGGTGTTACACAAAATCGGAAAATGTTACAAATGGGGTCATGTGTATGTAATGGCTGGGAGCCCCTGTTTACGCGGGTTGGTGCGGCGGGCTTGGGTATTGTGGATATATGTTACTGTTGTACGGGTTTTGGAACCCCTGCCAGAGACCCCCTGCCCCTGCCAAACTTTTAACATTAAAACTTATGCCAATGAACCAAAGCCCTTCCCTAGCTTTTCATATGTGAAAGCCTGTATCAACGTAACAAACAATAAAATAATAATATAATCTCTCTCTCTCTCTCTCGTAAGTGCTTGATTTCATTGGGTATTCTCACAATACCTATTTATCTTTATGCCGATACAAGGCGTTTGTTACAAACTCGGAATTTGCGTAACGCTGTAACGTCATCATCATCGTCATATCTTTTAAGCTTAAAACTTTCCGAAGCCTTGCGCGCGGCGGGCGCTCGGTGCCTGCATATGCCATCGCCCCCTCACTCACGCGCGAGTGCGCGCACTCGCGCTCACCCTCTCCCCCACGGTCGCACTACTATGACGTTTCCCCACGCATGTGGGGAAACTGGGGAGCCCCGAAAACTCGAGGCGAAAAAAAAAAAAAGCCCGCCGAAGCGGGCTGGGGGTCAGCGGGCGTCTTGTTGCCATTTGCCGGGGTTGTCTAAAAGCAAAGCCTTCATTTCAACCCCTAGGGCAACGGCCCATTTTTTGTGGCCGTTTTTCCAGCAACGGTACTGCAATTCACGCAAGCGGAAATAGTGCATCAGTGGATTCATTTGGTTCATCCTAAGGTTAAAGCCCCCCGGCCGGGGGGCTTGTTGGTTTACTTACCCAAAACCGTTTCTTTAAAGTCGGGCCATGTATCGGTTATCAGGTCAACCAAATCAGCGGCAAAAAGTTGTTGGTTCAAGAGTCGGGCCTGCGCCAGTGCTTTGCTGAGGGTTTTGTGCAACGCTGGAATATCGGTTGTTTCCACTTTGCCGGATGTGGGCTTATCGGCGCCTTCACCGGCATTGTCGGGCGTTTCCTTTTTGTTGTTCAAGTCACGCTGAAACGGGACACCCTGCTCAAAGGCAATCCAAAAGGCGGATTGGTACGAAGCGGCGGTTGACTTGCTGATAAAACCCTTTTCAGCGATTGCGTCAAAGACTTGTTTCACTTGAAAACGGGCCGCATTTGTGGCCGCATTGCCCTTCATAAATTCAGGCTTTGGCTTGTCGCATGCAATGATGAAAGCGTCCATCATTTTTTGAATGGCCGAATCCTGAGCGATACGGGCTTTTGCAATGGCCGCAACCTCAGCGTCAAAAGACTTAATGATAGCGTTGCCATATGAGGGGTTGACAACTGGGGCGAAAGTGGCTTTTTGTGCCATGGTAGTTTCCTTGGTTGGTTTGTCTCAGCCGTGATTGACTGAGGCCTCTAATGTAACTCATACATAACTAATTGTCAAGCCCTTTAGCTATGTTCTAACCTTAAAAGTCTGGGTGGCTTGACCCTACCCTACCCCCGGGCGTCCAACTGGCAACTGGGACTCCGCGCGTCCGCTTACGCTGAGTGTTCGATCCGCCACCACCCCTAAAAATCTAACACATATATAATTTATTTAAAAAAACCAAGTATAATCCCACCATACCCCCCACTAAGGACCGCCATGGAACAGCAACGCTTCGGAAGATTACTGGTGCAAAGTTTGCACAGCCGGGACAAGAAATCCAACGCGCGGTGGAACTGCCTCTGCGACTGCGGCAACACAAAGGTTGTGTTGGGCTTCCACCTTAAAAATGGAAACACCAGCTCATGCGGCTGCTACGCAGCAGAGTTCCGCGCGGCACTGGCTAAAACCGCTGATGAGGAGCGCCGCACCTACACCCACAAGTCCCATACTGCGATGATCGGCCGCTGCTACAACCCCAAGTATCCAAGCTACCCGAGATACGGCGGCTCCGGCATAACGGTCTGCGATCGTTGGCGATTTGGGGAAGACGGCAAGACTGGCTGGCTTTGCTTTTATGAGGACATGGGGCCCAAGCCTACGGGGCACTCCATAGATAGAAAAGATAATACAAAAGGATATAGCCTAGATAATTGTCGGTGGGCTACCAAACAAGCGCAAATTGCCAACCGCCGGCCGTGGGGGTCTGTTACAGAAACACCCCCCGTGCAAAAATAAAACACGCCTGAAAAATTTTGCAATACAATTCGGCCATCTTTAGGAGTGCGCTTCCCTCCATGGCATACCAAACAACTGTCGACTACGACGTCCCGCTTGCGGACTTCTCTCCCACTTTCGAGTCCCTTGAGACCCGGGTGGCTGCTGCCATGTCAGCGCTTGTTGATGCAGACGGCCTGCCAGACCCCTCCCAGATCGGGGAAGGCGACAAAGACTTGGCCCGTGCCATCTTTGCGGGGCACCAACTGGCCTCGGACGAGGACCTCTCCTCACCTCCGGTGGTGGTTTACCTGCAATCCTTGCTGAATGAGTACGACAAGACCGTCGTTAAGTCAGCTGCGCAGCTCAGAATCTACGTCACGAACAAACTACTGGCCGAAACGGCCAATGCCGACCCCCGAATTCGCCTGAAATCGCTCGAACTGCTGGGCAAAGTGTCCGACGTGGGGCTGTTCACGGACAAAACCGAGATCACGATGCGCCACCGGCCGACGGAGGAGCTCGAACAGCTACTGCGAGAGCGCTTGACCAAGGTAATCGAGGGGGAAGTGACGCCAACCGCCCGGCCGGCGCCCCCAGAAATCTCCGTTGACGACGTGGACCCCAAATAAACCGCCAAAAACATGCAGTTAACGCCCGAAATCGTCGAGAAATTGGTGAAAAGCATGCCTCATGCCGAGGCAGCGGAGCTTTTGGCCATGTTTGATGAGCTCGAAGAGCGCAAATCTGTGCAGGCGGCGCAAAATGACTTCCTTGCGTTCATCGCTGCAGTCGACAAGAGCTATAAATTCGGCGCCCACCTCAAACGGCTGGGCTCCCTCCTGATGGATGTGGAGGAGAACATCAAAAACCGGATCGCCGTGAGCATGGCGCCGCGTATGGGCAAGTCCCAGATGATCTCCATCTACTACCCCGCTTGGTACCTCGGCCGGCACCCGGACCACAAGGTGATCGTGGCGTCACACACTGCTGATTTGGCGGTGGTTATGGCGCGCAAAGTGCGAAACCTGATCCAGTCCGCGGAATACGCCCGGATTTTTCCCGGCACCAAGATCGCAAGTGACGCCAAGGCGGCTGCCCAGTGGAACACCACTGCGGGCGGTGAATACTTTGCGATCGGTGTGGGCGGCGCGTTGGCCGGCCGGGGTGCCCACCTCATCATTGCAGACGATCCGCTGTCCGAGCAGGACATCAAGGCGGGTAACACCAACTCGCTGGACAACGCCTACGAATGGTTCAGTGCAGGTCTGCGAACACGTCTGATGCCAGACGGGAAAATCTGCGTGCTCCACACCCGGTGGCACCAGCGGGACCTGATCGGCCGACTGCTCAAAGACTCTGCCATGAACGAGGGCGGAGACAACTACGAGGCGTTTGAGTTCCCGGCCATCCTGAACGAAGGTACGCCAGAGGAGAAATCCATCTGGCCAGAGCAGTGGACTCTCGAGAGCCTGCAGCAGACCCGCGCGTCGATGCACCACATCATGTGGCAGTGGTATGCCCAGTACCAGCAGAACCCCACTGCGGCCGAAGCTGCGATCATCAAGCGGGACTGGATCAAGTGGTGGACTGGCGAGACGCCGCCCCAGATTGACTTCACTGTGCAGGCGTTCGATACGGCGCTCACCACCAAGCAGCGCTCGGACTTTTCGGTGTGCCATACGTGGGGTGTCTGGCATAACGAGGAGGACGGCACCCAGAACGTCATCCTGCTCAACAAGGTCAAGGGCAAGTACGAGTTCCCGGAGCTCAAGGCCATGGCCCACGACCAGTACGAAGAGTGGCAGCCCGACAGCGTGATTGTGGAAGCGAAGGCCAGTGGCCAGCCGCTGATTGACGAGATGCGCCGCTCGGGCATATTTGTGCAGGACTTCAGCCCGGGTAAGGGTCAGGACAAGATCGCCCGGCTCAACGCGGTGGCTGACATGTTTGCCTCTGGCCACGTCTGGTTTCCAGAAACGTCGTGGGCTGCCCAGACCGTCGAGGAGATTTTGGCGTTCCCGGCCGGCGAGCACGACGACGAGGTGGACACCATGACGCTGGCCCTGATGCGGGTTCGTAAAGGCGGCCTGTTGCGCCTTACCACCGACCGCGAGGATAATCAAGACTTCCAGCGCCCGAACCGGGCCGCATACTACTAAGGACCCGAAATGGCCGCATCGAACAGCATGAATCCCTCACTCGCCCCTGCACCCATGGGCCTTGACCCTCTTGCCGGTATCCAGCCCGACGACACCCCTGCGGTTGAGATCGAGATCGAGGACCCAGAAGGTCTGAAGATTGGCATCGGCGGCGTGGAGATCGACCTGATGCCGGAGACGGAGCGTGAAGGCGAGGAGAAGTTTGACTCCAACCTCGCGGAGTTCATGGACGAGAGCGCGCTGCAGAGCATGGCAACCGATCTGGTGGCACTGGTTGAGGCGGACATCACGGGCCGTAAAGACTGGGTGGCGATTTATGTCAAGGGCCTTGAGGTCTTGGGCATGAAGTACGAAGAGCGCACTGAGCCATGGGACGGCGCCTGCGGCGTGTTCAGCACCCTGCTGACTGAAGCTGCCGTGCGGTTCCAGTCTGAGACGATCATCGAGACGTTCCCTGCTGCGGGCCCGGTCAAGACCGAAATCATCGGCGCGATCGACAAGCTCAAAGAAGACGCCGCGGAGCGAGTTCGCGATGACATGAACTTCAAACTCACCGAGCAGATGCCTGAGTACCGCCCCGAGCACGAGCGCATGCTGTTCAACTTGGGCTTGGCCGGCGCCGCGTTCAAGAAGGTGTATTTCGACCCGAGCCTGAATCGTCAGGTCTCCTTGTTTGTGCCGGCTGAGGATGTGATTCTCCCTTACGGCTCCACCGGTATCCGCACCGCCGAGCGGGCCACGCACGTACTGCGTAAGACCAAGAACGAAGTCAGGAAACTGCAGGTGTCTGGGTTCTACCGTGATGTTGACTTGGGTGAGCCCAAGCCCTACGTCTCCGACGTAGAAGAGCAAAAGGCCAAGGACACAGGGTTTTCCCTTACCGACGACGATCGGTACCAGTTCTTTGAAGTCCACGTCGACATGGACCTGCCCGGGTACGAAGACGAGAACGAGGTGGCCCTGCCATACGTCATCACGATCGACCGCGGCACCAACGAAGTCTTGTCCGTCTACCGTAACTGGAAGGAAGAGGACGAGGTCAAACTCAAGCGCCAGCACTTCGTGCAGTACGACTACATCCCCGGCTTTGGCGCCTACGGCATCGGTTACATCCACCTGATTGGTGGCTACGCCCGCGCGGGCACGTCGCTGATTCGCCAACTGGTTGACGCCGGCACACTGAGCAACTTGCCCGGTGGCTTGAAGGCCCGCGGCTTGCGTATCAAAGGCGACGACACCCCGATCGCTCCCGGCGAGTTCCGCGACGTTGACGTGACCAGCGGTACAGTGCGCGACAACATCATGCCCCTGCCGTACAAGGAGCCAAGTCAGGTTCTGGCTGCGCTGCTGGACCGCATCACGGATGAGGCCCGCCGTCTGGGTTCGATCGCGGACATGAACATCTCCGACATGAGCGCCAACGCGCCGGTCGGCACCACACTGGCGTTGCTCGAGCGCCAGCTCAAAACCATGTCTGCAGTGCAGGCCCGGGTGCACTTCTCCATGAAGCAGGAATTCAAGCTGCTCAAGGAGATCATCCGCGAGCACACCCCTGTGTCCTACGAGTACAGCCCGGCCGGTGGCAACCGCGCTGCCAAGCAAGCGGACTACGACATGGTGGACGTGATTCCTGTGTCGGACCCCAACAGCTCGACCATGGCCCAGCGGATCATGCAGTACCAAGCTGTGTTCCAGATGTCGCAGGGCGCCCCACAGATTTATGACCTGCCGCAGCTGCACCGCCAGATGGTTGAGGTGCTGGGCATCAAGAACGCCGACAAGCTGATTCCGCTCAAGGAAGACATGAAGCCGAAGGACCCTGTGTTCGAGAACATGGCTGTCATCAACATGAAACCCGTGAAGGCGTTCCAGTATCAGGACCACCAAGCCCACATTCAGGTGCACATGTCTGCCATGCAGGACCCGGAGATCATGAAGCTGATCGGCCAGAACCCACAGGCTCAAGCCATGCAGGCGGCCATGATGGCGCACATTGCGGAGCACGCTGGCTTTGCCTACCGCCAGAAGATCGAGCAGCAGTTGGGTGTCTCGCTGCCCCCAGAGGGCGAAGACTTGCCACCGCAGGTCGAGTTGGCTCTGTCCGGCATGATGGCTCAGGCCGCGCAGCAGGTCCTGCAGGCGAACCAAGCGCAGGCTGCCCAGCAGCAGGCCCAGCAACAGCAGCAAGACCCGTTGGTTCAGCTGCAACAGCAGGAATTGCAGATCAAGCAAGGCGAGCTGGCGCTCAAGGAGAAGAAAGTGCAGATCGACGCGGCCGCTCGTGCAGACGAGCTGGAGCTCAAGAAGCAGGCACTGGAAGGCAAGATGGAGCTGGACGGTTTCAAGGCTGGCCAGCAGGCTCAGCAGGCGGAGAAACGTCTGCAGGCCGAGCAAGAGCGCGAAGGTGTCCGCATCGGGGTGGACATCGCCAAGAGCCGCGAAGCGGCGCGCGCCCAACCAAAGAGAGGTGAATGATGGACAGCAAAATTCTTGAAATCCTCCACGCCAAGCTGGAGACCAAACGAAAAGAGCTGACCGAAGATTTGGGAGATGGGGTGGCTAAGGACTACCCCGCCTACCAAAACCTGTGCGGGGTTATCCGGGGTCTGTTGACCGCACAGTCCGAAATCAACGACCTCCTGCGTAGATTGAAAGAAACTGAAGATGACTGAATTTAATGTTGCGGCGGTTGACCTGTCGGGCATCCTGAACACCTCGGCCGAAGAGAAGGCCAAGCAGGTACCCGATCCAGTTACCTTCCATCTCCTGTGCGTCCTCCCGGAGATCGACGAAGAATACGGCAATGGTTTGGTGAAAGCCGGCCAGACGATGCACTTTGAAGAAGTGATGTCGCCCGTGTTGTTCGTGGTCAAGATGGGCCCCGACGCATTCAAGGATGAGAAGCGATTCCCAAGCGGCCCGAGCTGCAAGCAGGGAGACTTCGTATTGGTTCGCCCCAATACGGGCACACGCATTCGCATCCACGGCAAAGAATTCCGCATCATCAATGATGATTCCGTGGAAGCTGTGGTCCAAGACCCCCGCGGTATTACCCGCGCCTAAGGAGCTGACATGACCATGGAACAAACCGAGTTTGAGTTTCCAGACGAACAGGCAACCAATGCTCGCGCTGGCGGCAAGGTGGTGACACCTGAGGCAGACGAGAAGCCGGACATCGAAGTCGTTGACGACACCCCCGAAGTCGACCGTAACCGCAAGCCGATGGTGGACGCGCCTAAGGACGTGACCGACGAGGAGCTGGCCAAGTACGACGAGAGCGTGCGTAAGCGCATCCAGCACTTCACCAAGGGCTATCACGACGAGCGCCGGGCCAAAGAAGCCGCCCAGCGTGAGCGCGAGGAGGCCGTGCGTATGGCACAGGCCATCGTTGAGGAGAACAAAAAGCTCAAGGGCACGCTCTCCAACGGTCAAGCTGCGTACATTGAGCAGGCCAAGCTGGTTGCCGCCAACGAGCTCGAAAAAGCCAAGTTGAAGTACAAAGCTGCATACGAAGCCGGCGACTCCGACGCGATGGTTGATGCGCAGGAAGCGCTCACTTCCGCCAAGATGCACGCTGACCGTGTAGATAATTTCCGCGCTACCCCTTTACAACAGGAAGAAACTGCGGTACAAACTCAATCACAGGTTCAACCAGAGCCCCAAGTTGACCCGAAACTGCGCGCGTGGCAAGACCGCAATCCGTGGTGGGGGAGCAACAAGAAGATGACGGCTTACGCTCTTGGCTTTCATTCTGAACTGGTTGACCAAGGAATTACCGTTGGAAGTGACGATTACTACAAGGCAATCGACACCGAAATGCGGGGAAGGTTCTCAGATGCGTTCGAGTCTGAGAAACCGGCGGATGCTGCTCCTTCGCCGAAAACATCGAATGTTGTCGCACCGGCAACGCGGAGTACTGCGCCCCGAAAGGTCGTACTTACCAAATCGCAGGTCGAAATCGCCAAGCGGCTGGGTGTTCCTTTGGAACTCTATGCTCGTAAGGTTGCGGAAGAAATGAGGAAATGAAAATGGCTGAACAGAACCGTCAAAGCAGAGAACTGGCTTCACGCGAAAAAGACGCGCGCCCAACAAAATGGTCGCCTCCCCAGCTTCTGCCCGATCCCACACCGGAGCCGGGCTATGCGTACCGCTGGATTCGTGTCAGTACTCTGAACACAGCTGATCCCATGAACATTTCGTCGAAACTCCGCGAGGGCTGGGAACCCGTGAAGGCGTCTGACCACCCTGAAATTCGTCTGTTTGGCAGCACAAGTGGCCGCTTTCCAGACGCAGTTGAAGTTGGTGGCCTGCTTCTTTGCAAAACCCCAGTTGAGTTTGTGGACCAGCGGAATGCGTATTACAGCGGTCAAGCTGAGTCGCAGATGCAGTCCGTGGACAACAACTACATGCGTGAGAATGATCCCCGTATGCCGATGTTCAAAGAGCGGTCTACAAAGGTCACTTTCGGTACAGGTACGTAAATTTTTTGGAGCTTTAACATGGCAACTACCGCTTCTCCCTACGGGCTTCGCCCGATTAACCGCGTCGATGGCATGCCCTATGCCGGCGCTACCTCGCAGTTTCTGATTAACCCAGCTGGCACCGGCACCAACTTGTTCTACGGTCAAGTTGTTCTGATTGATGCTGACGGTTACATCGCGCTGTCCACCGCCACTGGCGCTGACTTGACTACCAACAACCTCGGCGGTTCAAGCCTTGGCGCCATTGGTGTGTTCGTTGGCTGCTCGTACATCAACGCACAAGGTCAGCAAATCTACGCTCAGTACTACCCCTCCGGCACAACCGGCGTGGTGACTGCATACGTGGTGACTGATGACAGCGTGACTTTCCAAGCTCAGCTGGATGGCACTGTCACCCAAGCCGCTCTTGGTGCCAACACTTTCTTTGCCGCCGTTCAGTCCACCTCTACTGGTTCTACCCGTACAGGCAACTCGACCAGCGCATTGGAGTCTACTGTTGTGACTACTGCCGCCGCGTTCAAAATCATCGGTTTCGCTTCCCCAGTGTCCGATGCTTTCCCAGACGTGCTGGTTAAGTTCAACCCCGGCGCTCACGCCTTCTCTAACGCCGTCGGCATCTAAGGAGTAACTTACCATGGCTATTTCACGCGCACAACTGCTCAAAGAATTGCTTCCCGGTCTGAACGCTTTGTTCGGTATGGAGTACGCACGCTACGGCGAGCAGCACAAAGAAATCTACGAAACCGAGTCCTCGGAGCGTAGCTTTGAAGAAGAAACCAAGCTGTCTGGCTTCCAAGCCGCTCCTGTCAAGAACGAAGGTTCCGCCATCGCTTATGACAACGCGCAAGAAGCATGGACTGCTCGTTACACCCACGAAACCATCGCCATGGGCTTCTCCATCACGGAAGAAGCAGTGGAAGACAACTTGTATGACTCGTTGTCCAGCCGCTACACCAAGGCTCTGGCTCGTGCGATGGCTTACACCAAGCAGGTCAAAGCCGCTGCGATCTTGAACCAAGGTTTCACTGGTTCTGGCAACCCCACCTACGGTGACGGCCAAGTGTTGTTCTCCACTGCTCACCCTCTGGTGTCCGGTGGTACCAACAGCAACCGTCCTTCCACTGCTGCCGACTTGAACGAAACATCGTTGGAAAACGCTGTTATTCAGATCGCTGCTTGGACAGACGAACGTGGTTTGCTGATCGCTGCTAAGCCAAAGAAGTTGATCGTTCCACCAGCACTGCAATTCGTTGCAACCCGCCTGTTGGAAACTGAACTCCGCGTTGGCACTGCTGACAACGATATCAACGCCATCAAGAACAACGGTTCCATCCCCGGTGGTTACACAGTCAACAACTTCTTGACTGACACCAACGCTTGGTTCCTGTTGACTGACGTGCCTAACGGTCTGAAGCACTTCGTGCGTTCGCCTTTGGCAAATTCCATGGATGGTGACTTCGATACAGGGAACGTTCGCTACAAAGCACGTGAGCGTTACTCTTTTGGTGTGTCCGATCCGCTCGGCGCTTACGGCTCCCCCGGCGCCTAAGCCCAGTAGAATCAAGCAACCGCGCGATTCGGAAGCCCACTTCGGTGGGCTTTTTTACGTCTATTGACAACCAAAAAGGCATGTGTATGATTCCCTGTATCGTAACGAGGAGTCGAATATGGACCACCCAAAAACCCGTAAGGAAGCCACTGCAACGGGCGCCAAGTTCTATTTCACTGGGGAGCCGTGCGGTCGCGGGCACGTTGCACTGCGCAAAACCAAAGGGTCGTGCGTGGAGTGCCTTAAAGAAGACTGGGCAATCGACAACGAGCGCCGAAAGGAAAAGCCGAAGACGGCAGCGTCAATAGCCGCCGGGCGGCGGTACTACGAAAAGAATCGAGAAGCCGTCATTGCTCGCGCAGCCTCTCGACCCGCCGAGGAAAAGCGTCGAGCGCGGTCCGACTACAAAGACCGGAATGTGGACGCTGTTCGGGCGGACACCAGCGTGCGCAAACGCCGGCACCGGGAAGCAACGCCGGCATGGTTGACCAAGGCGGAACGCCTGCAGATGCGAGAGCTGTATATCAACGCTCGAAAGCTGACCAAGCTTACGAGTGAGCGGTATGTTGTCGACCACATCGTGCCTTTGCGCGGTGGAGAAGTCTGCGGCCTGCATGTGCCGTGGAACCTGCGGGTCATCACTCAGGACGAAAACTTGAAAAAGTCAAACAAGCTCGTTGACCCCCATCAACCTGCATGATATATTGCACCCACTCCCGGACTTTTCCGGTGTATCTGACGGCTCCGGGCCGACGACATGCAGACAGATACGCCTCAACTCGCATGTGAGGAATCATCATGGCAAATACCACCTTCAACGGCCCAGTTCGCTCCGAGAACGGCTTTCAAACTGTTTCCGTCAGCTCCACCACTGGCGCTGTTACCGTTACCTCCACCCTTGGCGCAGCCACCAGCGTAGACAGCGTTACTGTTTCCGCCTTCTTGGACCTGCCCGCCATTCTGACTGCTGCACTGCCCGCCGCTGCCGCAGGCAACGCTGGCCAAGTTCGTTTGATCTCTGACAACGGCGCTGGCAACAACGAGTATTGCTTGGTCATCAGCACCGGTTCTGCTTGGGTTACTGCCGTCGGCGCCGCCCTGAGCTAATCAACCTCTGGGGCTTCGGCCCCTGTTTTAAAGGAGATTGATTATGATGCAGACAGATGTAAAAGCCGCGCACCTTGACGCGAGCGGCGTTATTTTTGCTGGCCCTACTAGGGTTAAGGGGTACTCCATTTCCCCCGGAGGCACCGCTGGTGAAGTTGAGTTTTATGATAACGCGAGTGCTGCCAGCGGCACAATCCGTTTGACCCTAAACATCTCAACAAACCAAGCCCTTGACTCGTTGGCGATCCCGGGCGAAGGGATTAAATTTAACAACGGTGTCTATGTTTCGTTGCCCACCAACGCGCATTTGACAGTTTATTATGGCTAAGAAGACCCCATCCCTTGCTATCGGTCGTGGCGAAAAGCTGCCTGCTTCTAAGGGAGCGGGTTTGACTGCCAAAGGCCGTGCCAAGTACAACGCTGCAACCGGCAGCAACCTCAAAGCCCCGCAGCCGCAGGGTGGCAAGCGCAAGGATTCGTTCTGCGCACGCATGAGTGGCATGCCGGGTCCGATGAAAGACGAGAAGGGCAAGCCCACTCGTAAAGCCGCGTCACTGGCGCGCTGGAAGTGCTGATATGTCCCAGAACCACGACACCGTAAAGAACACGCTGGACATTCTGTCCGTGTTTGCCACGATTGGCTCTTTCTTGCAGATGCTGACACCTGTGTTCGGTTTGATCGGTGCTGTCTGGACCTTGATGCGTATTGCAGAGATGGTGACTGGCAAGCCTTTTGCGGAGATCATCCGCCGAAAGAAACCGGATGCCGAGCAGCAGTAAGAAACAACACGACTTCATGAATGCTGTGGCCCACAGCCCAGCATTTGCGAAGAAGGTAGGCGTCCCACAATCCGTGGGCAAAGATTTTTCTACCGCGGACAAGGGCCGCAAATTCAAAGAAGGTGGCGATATGAAAGAGTCCAAAGCAATGATGGCCAAAGAGGTAAGCTTCATGAAAAAGAAGGGCGCCCCCAAGTCGATGGTCAAGCACGAGATGGCCGAAGCCAAAATGGCCAAGGGTGGCATCGCCACTTCCTTGAAGGCGCATGCGTCGGCACCTGCGTCCAAGGCGCACGCTGGCATGAAATCCGGCGGCATGACCAAAATGGGTGCAGTCAAGACCAGCTCTAAGCCCGATGGCATCGCTGTCAAGGGTAAGACCAAGGGCACCATGGTCAAGATGGCCATGGGCGGTAAGTCCTGCTGATATGAGACCGTGCCGCGGTATGGGGGACATCGCCCCCTCCAAAATGCCCAAAGGCGTGCGTAAAGCACGCCGGGATGACACTGACTTCACGCAGTACGCTGAAGGCGGGAGCGTCAATGCGGCCGGCAACTACACAAAGCCCGAGATGCGCAAGCGGATTGTGAGCCAAGTCAAAGCCGCTGCAACGCAAGGCACCGGTGCCGGTAAGTGGTCGGCTCGTAAAGCACAGCTTGTGGCCAAGAAGTACAAAGCCGCTGGCGGCGGGTACCGGGGTTGACGTGAAAGCACCGCAAAAGTCGCTCAAGGATTGGACCGACCAAAAATGGCGGACCAAGAGCGGCAAGCCGTCGTCAAAAACAGGTGAGCGCTATTTGCCGGAGAAGGCGATAAAATCGCTCAGCCCCGCAGAGTATGCGGCAACGACCCGTGCCAAGCGTGCTGGTAAGGCGGCGGGCAAGCAGTTTGTAGCCCAGCCCAAGACCATCGCCAAAAAGACTGCGAGCTTCAGATGACAACTTCCGGTGTTGCAAACTTTAACGTCGATTTGACAGAAATCGTCGAGGAAGCGTTCGAGCGTAATGGCTCGGAGTTGCGTACGGGCTACGACTTGCGCACCGCTCGCCGGTCCCTGAACCTGCTGTTCGCTGACTGGGCCAACCGCGGCATCAACATGTGGACGTTTGAGCAAGGCACGCAGGTGCTGACCCCGGGCGTGGCCACTTATGAGCTGCCGGCCGACACCGTCGACCTCATGGAGCACGTCATCCGCACGGGCGCAGGCAGTGTCTCGACGCAGGCTGACCTGACCATCACACGCATCAGTGTTTCTACGTATGCCACGATCCCCAACAAGCTGACTCAGGCCCGCCCCATCCAGATTTGGATTGAGCGCTTGAACACGCCACGGTTCACGGTTTGGCCAGTGCCCGACAACACTCAGACCTACACGCTGGTGTACTGGCGTCTGCGCCGTATCCAGAACGCTGGTGAGGGTGTGAACACCATGGATATGCCGTTCCGCTTTATTCCAGCCATGATTGCCGGGCTGTCGTACTATTTGGCCATGAAACTGCCCGGGGGCATGGAGCGCCTGCAGGTTTTGAAGGCTCAGTACGACGAGGCATGGGACTTGGCCAGCTCTGAAGACCGTGAGAAAGCGGCCATTCGGTTTGTGCCGCGACGCATGTTCATCGGGAACGGAAGCTAAATGGCCAATCGGTTCGCATCGGGCAAGCGCGCGATCGCCATGTGCGACCGTTGCGGGCAGCAGTACAAGCTCAAGGACTTACGCACTGAGATCGTCAAGCAGCGTAAGTACGAGCTGCTGGTGTGCTCGGAGTGCTGGGACCCTGACCAGCCGCAGTTGATGCTGGGTACGTTCCCCGTGGATGACCCACAGGCTTTGCGCAACCCGCGCCGGGACACAACATACGTGACCTCTGGCATTGGAACCGACGGGTTCAACGGCGGGGGTAGCCGGGACATCCAGTGGGGGTGGGCGCCGGTAGGCGGCTCAAGCTTTTTTGACGCTGCGCTGACACCAAATAACTTGGTGGCTCAGGGTTTTGTTGGTACAGTCACCATATTGACGAATTAAGGAGTCCATCATGGCTTTTACGAAATCTGCTGACGGCATCGTGTCCAAAGGCAAAACCAAGGGTAAAAACCTTGGTGATAGCGGCCCTACAGTCGCAGCTCTGTCCGGCCGTGGCGGCAAAAGCGGCGGTGGCAAACTCAACGCCGACATGAAGACCATGGGTCGCGGTTTGGCTAAAATTGCAGCACAGAAGCGAGGCTAATCATGGCAACTTTCAGCAAAAAATTGATGGGCAAAGAAGTTGGCCAAGCCAGCGTCTACGCCAAGCCACACACCATGGACGGCAAGCCCGGCACTGGTGCCAAGGTCATGCAAGACCCCAACACTCTTGCTGCCAACAAGATGACCCGTTATACAGCGACCCCTCGCGTCAGCGATGGTGATCCCGGTGCTGACAATGTCAAGACCTCGGGCATCAAAATCCGTGGCACTGGCTGCGCCACCAAAGGCGTGATGGCTCGCGGCCCAATGGCGTGAGGTGACGGATGAACTACACCCAGTTGACCGCTGCCATCTGCGATTACACGCAGAACTTCGACCAAGACTTTGTTGACAACATCCCGGTGTTTGTGCAGCAGGCCGAGCAGCGCATTTTCAACACGGTGCAGTTCCCCTCAATTCGCAAGAACGTGACGGGCACGCTCACAGCAAGCAACAAATACCTGTCCGCCCCGGGCGACTTCTTGGCTGTGTATTCGCTGGCGGTGGTGGACGCCACTGGCGCGTACGAGTACCTGCTCAACAAGGATGTGAACTTCATCCGGCAGGCATACCCAACGCCAACATCGACCGGCTTGCCCAAGTACTACGCCCTGTTTGGCCCCACCACAACCAACTCTGCGCCGCCCGTCATCACGAACGAGCTGTCGTTCATCTTGGGCCCAACCCCCGCTGCGGCGTATTCGGTTGAGCTCCACTACTATTACTACCCTGAGTCGATCAGCGTAGCTGCATCTGGCCAAACATGGCTGGGCGACAACTTTGACTCTGTGCTGCTGTATGGCGCTCTGGTCGAGGCGATCACGTTCATGAAGGGCGAAGCCGACATGGTGCAGTTGTACAACACCAAGTACACCGAGGCGCTTGCACTGGCCAAACGTCTGGGCGATGGCATGGAACGTCAGGACGCCTACCGCTCTGGGCAATACCGACAGGCGGTGACTTGATATGGCATTTGACCAAACCCTCACCACGAGCTTCAAGCAGGACATCCTGCTTGGGGTTCACGACCTTGAGACGGACGACATCAAGATGGCGTTGTTCTTGGCCACGGCCGACTTGGGTGCAGCCACCACGGTGTACACAACAACGGGCGAAACGTCCGGCACAGGCTACACCGCTGGCGGCAAGACGCTGACCGGCGTGACGGTTCTGACTGCGGATGAAACCGCTTATGTGGACTTTGCTGACCCTTCGTGGAACCCGGCCAACTTCACTGCCCGTGGGGCGCTGATCTACAACGCCAGCAAGAGCAACAAGGCGATTGCGGTCTTGGACTTCGGGTCGGACAAAACGACGACCACAACTTTCACGGTGCAGATGCCCGCTAACACAGCGACCAGTGCGCTGATTCGTATTTCCTAAAAGGAGTTTCCAATGAGTGCAGAAAAAGCAAAAGCTGGCGGCGTGTTCACCGTTCAGTGCTTCGACAAAGACGGCCAGCTGAAGTGGCAAGCCCAAGAACATAACCTCGTGGTCAACGTCGGCCTCAAGGACATGAACGAGAAGTATTTCACAGGTTCCAGCTACACCGCTGCTTGGTACTTGGGCCTGTACGGCGCTGCCGCGACCAACGACCCGGCTGCTGGCGACACCATGGCTTCGCACGCTGGTTGGACCGAGATCACTGCGTACTCCGAAGCCACGCGCCCCCAGTGCACCTTTGGCACTTCCACCACGGCTGACCCATCCGTTATCAGCAACTCCGCTTCTGTGGCAGTGTTCAGCGTCAACGGTACAGCTACGGTTGGCGGCGCGTTCCTGACGTCCAACAACACCAAGGGCGGCACCACAGGCATCCTGTTCTCTGCTGGTGACTTCCAGTCTCCCGGCGACCGCGCAGTTGTTTCTGGTGACACGCTCAACGTGACCTACCAATTCAGCCTCGACGCAGCGTAAGGGGCAGTGTGTTTGCAGGCTCTCCATTTGCCACCGCACCGTTTGCCGCTCTAAGCGGCAACGTGTATTTGATCGCGGTAAACGAGGGCGCTGCAGGCACTGACACCTACCGGGCACTGGCGGCTTTTCGGTCTTCTGTGGCCGAGTCAGCGACAGGAGCTGATGCGGTTTTGGCCCGGGTAGTTTTTGTTTCGCTGGTAGCTGAGAGCGGCGCAGGGGCGGATCAGGTTAGCACCAACTACAGTGTTCGCTCAGCTGTCTTTGAGTCGAGCGCGGGGTTTGACAGCGTCTTTGGCAACGCCGGGTTTGCCGTGCAGGTGCAGGAGTCAGCAGCAGGGCAGGATTCCGTAAGCAGCCGTCCCGAATACGCTGTTCAGGTGTTTGAGGGAGCCACAGGCGACGAGCTTGTTTCTGCGCTGGCGGACCTTACATCCATAGTGGCAGAGAGTTCGGCAGCAGCCGAGGCTCTGTTCTCGATCAAAGCCACGATGGCGTACGTCGCTGAAGGTGCGGTGGGTGGTGACACAGTGTCGGCCAACACGATTGTTTTGGTGAGCGTCGTTGAAGCGGCAACTGGCCAAGAGGTGGTGTCTGCTTCGGTGGATTTTGCATCCCTGATTGAAGAGTCGGGCGCAGGCACCGAGATCGTCCGCACCAAAGCGCTGTTTTCCG